GTCTATGTGACAGGTACCGAACACATCTTATGGAGGTCGATAACATATCGATCGCCCTTAGTACCTGGGACACAGAGCCTATATGGATAAATGTCTATGATTCCAGGGACTCCTGGCTATCTAAATGACCCCCAATGGGTCTAATGGTATATGGACTTCAAAAACAAGGGTAAAGGGTTGACTTGTTGTTGTTGTTGTCTGCCTTCTTTAACCAGGGTCCCACCCAGGACCACTCTAGTTAACTCTAGTTAACTCTACCGCACACACACAGGATTTCCCCCAATGGCACTTGAAACAGGCACCTACATTGATAGCCTCAATGCAGCTAACCCTGCGGCTACAGACGCACTCTCTCAGGCTGATGACCACTTACGTCTTATTAAGGCCACTGTCAAAGCTACTTGGCCTGGTCTTACTGGTCCAGTGACTTTGTCAGCTGATGAACTAAACAAGAAGACTGCACTAGTTTCTGATGGCACCGATGTCACCTTTAACACAGGCATTACAGCAGACAAGGTAAAGACACTTCTTGGTATCACTGCACCTGTAGCATCCGCTATCACTGCTTTTACAGATAGTGAGGGTGAAATTACTCCTGTATTGGCTACAGGTATTACTGCTTTAGAGGTATGGGGCTTAGTGAAAGCTGCAGCCCTTGACTCTATTTATCCGGTAGGGGCTATCTATACGGCTATTACCAGTGGTAGTCCAGAGACAGTTTTTGGTGGTACCTGGGTATCCTTTGGACAAGGTAGAGTCTTAGTAGGACATGATGATGCAGCTGAACCAGACACTGACTTTGTTGCTCCTTCGGGTGATGGTAGTTCTGTTCTGTTAGGCGGTGCTAAGACACACACGTTGTCTATAGATGAGATTCCTAGTCATACACATGAATTTACTGCCCACCAGACAACCTCTGGGTCTAACAACCGCACAGGCGGTGGACCACTAACTGCAAGTCAATCTAGTACTACAGCGGCTACTGGTGGTGGTACTGCCCACAATAACTTACAGCCCTATGTAGTTGTCTATATGTGGAAACGTACAGCATAAGAAAAATGTATAACTTAAGGAACACAATATGGGACAGATACTCCCGGTCAGAGATGTTGGTGGCGTAGGCGTAGTCACAGACATACGTCCTGCGTCCCTCCCTATCAATGCTTTCACTAGGGGCAAGAACGTAAGATTCGATGAGAGTCGGGTAGGGCGTTCACCTGTCTTCCGTACTATTAAAGATTCCCTTGGTTTTAAACCTAGGTTTACTTATGCCATACCTTCCGACAGTAGTGGTGGGTATGCGTCAGTTGTCATTGTCTCTGATACTTTTGCAATCAAGCAGTACACCAATGGGTCGATAACATCCCTACAAGGGAGTATCTCTACGACCGCATCTAACATAAGCCCCCTTACAGGCACTAGCCTTGCAGACATAGCCTACATTAATAGGCGTGACCAAGTCCCTGTGTACATGGTAAATGGAGGCAGTAGCTTTGCTACCTTACCAAACTGGGACTCCACCTGGAGAGCTGAGTCTGTAAGGTCTTATGGTGATTTTCTCCTGGCACTTAATATTACTGAAGGCTCTACTTCCTTTCCTTCCAGGGTACGCTTCAGTAACCTAGCTTTAGCTAACTCAGTCCCAGATTCGTGGGATGCCTCAGACACAACTAAGTCGGCAGGATTCAATGACCTGGTACAAATGAAAACAGGTATTGTCGATGGGCTCACCCTAGGTACTAATTTTATTGTCTATGCCAAAGACCAAGTGTGGTTAATGGAATTCGTGGGTGGCACATTCATTCATAACTTTAGAAAAATCTTTAGTGACTGTGGTGTTATCAACCAAAACTGTATTGCAGAAGTTGAGGGAACACATTACGTTTTTGACTATGATGACATCTATGTCCATGACTCCCACTCACGGCAGTCTATCTGTGATGAGAGAGTAAAGAAGTACATATTCTCTGGACTTAACACAGCAAAAACTGACAGGTGTTTTGTTCACCATAACCCTGACTTAGATGAAGTGTTGTTCTGCTACGTATCAGGCGATGATATGGCTGAATACACTCACGGTGACCGTTGTAACAGGGCTGCTGTCTTTAACTATAAGAATCAAACGTGGTCATTCACAGACCTCCCTAACGTGGCTAGTTCAACTGTAGGAACCATTAGCTCTGCAACGACCTATGCAAGTACTACGTCTGTCTATGACACTATAGGTGGTAGCTACTACACGCAGGAAGCAGGCTATGACAACCATAGTATATTTGTAGGTGAATCTAATGCTACGGATGGGCTAACTTCAGACAAGTTATATGGCTTAGATTTAAGTGACTCTGGCAGTCTCTCGTTCCCCTTGGACACAGAAGCCAACAAGAATCCTTTTCTAGAGCGCGTAGGTATAGACCTAGATGAAATGTCTCCTCTCACCGGGTACAAAGTAATCTCTAAGATAGTGCCACAGGTAGACACTACAAATGCTAACAAGCAGTTTACTTTTAGCTTTGGTGCAGCAGATTTACTAGGGGACGTAGCTGTCTATGGCTTAAGCGTTACGTTTGACGGTGCTACAGACTACAAGATCGATACAAGAGCCTCTGGCAGATATCTGTCTTACAAAATGACTGTAGAGGACACAAAAGACTTTAGTTTCCTAGGTTTTGATACAGATGTATTGACTACAGGTAGGAGGTAGTTAAATGGCAAATCTTCCTATTCTTGGATATAAGAGACACATTAAACCTAAACTAAAAAAGCCACTTAATAAACTTTTGTCTGAGCCCAATGAGAGATACTTAGACGATGAGCTACAGCGCATAGAGAATGCCCTGATTACTCAAAAGGAAGCGGCTGACACTACTAATACATTAGCAGAAGGTGGTGGTACTGATGTAAATGCCAATACCACAGCAGCCATAGCAACTAGCGAAGCTACTTCAGCAGCAGCCATAGCAACTAGCGAAGCTACTTCAGCAGCAGCCATAGCAACAAGCGCAGCTACTTCAGCAGCGGCCGTAGCAACTAGCGAAGCTACTTCAGCAGCAGCTATTATAGCCAGTGCCAATTCAATTACTTCTGTCACTGACGGTTTAGCAGCAGATATTATATCCAATGCTGCCAGTATCACTTCAGTCACTGATGGTTTAGCAGCAGATATTATATCCAATGCAGCTTCTATAACCTCAGTCACTGATGGTTTAGCTGTAGATATTACCGCTAATGCAGCTTCGGCTACTTCAGTCACTAACGGTTTAGCCGCTGATATTACCGCTAACGCAGCTTCGGCTACTTCAGTCACTGATGGTTTAGCTGTAGATATTATTGCTAATGCAGCTTCATCTACTTCTGTCACTAACGGTCTTGCTTCTACTATCGCGACTAATGCGGCATCGGTTACATCTATTACTAATGGCTTATCTGCTGATATCCTTGCTGAATCTACCACTAGGGCTGCGGCTATTACCGATATTCTTGCAGGGTCGTTTTCTGGTACTGGTTTAGAGACTTTATTTACAAATGAGTCTAGCCAAAGAGTTACAGGCGATACTGCAATAACAACTACCCTGTCGCTTCTCGGTGCTACCAATGGTGCAGGGGATGCTTTCATATTAGATACGGCAACAACTCAAGTAAGCGCAACAGAATCTCTTGGTACTCGATTAACTGCTATACAAACAACTACTGGCGCTAATACTGCGTCTATATCAGCAGAGACTACCGCTAGAACCAATGACATAAGTGCATTGAGTACGCAAGTCAACAATATGATTGCTACTGTAAACAATGCGGCAGGAAACAATGCTACCCAAGTCAATGCCGCAGCTATTGCAACAGAGTCTAGTGTCAGGGCTACTCAAGATACTGCTATTGCTAACACAGTAACCGCTTTGACTGCTACGGTCAGTGGTAATACTTCAGCTATCAGTAGCGAACAAACAGCAAGAGCTACTGCCGATACTTCTATTGCTTCAGACATCACAGCACTTACCGCTACGGTAGGAACTAATGCAGCAGCGATAGTCTCAGAAACTACAGCTAGGGCAAATGCTGATACCTCAATAGCTTCTGATATTACAGCCTTAACTACTACAGTAGGTAATAACACAGCCGCTGTTCTGGCAGAAACTACAGCTAGGACTACAGCAGATACCTCCCTAGCTTCAGATATTACGTCCTTAACTACAACTGTAGGGAACAACACCGCAGCTATTACTTCAGAGTCTTCTGCTAGAACAACAGCAGATACTTCTTTAGCTTCAGATATTACTGCGCTGACTACCACTGTAGGTACTAATACTGCTGCAATAACTTCAGAGTCTTCTGCTAGAACTACAGCAGATACTTCTTTGGCATCCGACATCACAGCTTTGACTGCTACAGTCGGGACAAATACTGCGGCTGTGGTAGCAGAGACTACCGCTAGAACTACAGCAGACACTTCCCTTGCTAGTGACATTACATCCCTGGCAACTACGGTCAGTGGCAACACTGCGGCTATCACTAGCGAAAGCACTGCACGTTCTAATGCGGATTCTAGTATTGCTTCAGATTTAACAGCATTAACAACGACTGTGGGCAGCAATACTTCAGCGATAGTAGCTGAAACCACAGCAAGAACTAATGCTGACTCTTCTATAGCTAGTGACATTACGACACTCACGACAACTGTCGGTAATAACACTGCAGCAATCGTGAGTGAAACTTCAGCACGTACCACAGCAGATAGTTCACTCGCTAGTGACATTACGTCTTTAGCTACAACTGTAGGTAACAACACAGCAGCTATAACTACTGAATCTAGTGCGAGGACTACAGCAGACGCTAGTATTGCTTCAGACGTAACTGCTTTAGTTACTACTGTAGGTAATAACACAGCAGCAATTGTGGCAGAAACTACAGCTAGGACTACCGAAGACACTTCTTTAGCTTCTGATATTACAGCTTTGACTACAACAGTTGGAAATAACACAGCGGCTATAACCAGTGAATCTACAGCCAGGACTACCGCAGATTCTGCGCTTGCCACAGACATTACTGGACTAGCAGCTACAGTAGGTACAAACACTGCGGCTATTCAAACTGAATCTAATGCTAGGGCAAATGCAGATAGTTCATTAGCGGCCAGTGTTACGAGCCTTACCGCTACAGTAGGGACGAATACTTCAGCAATAGTGGCAGAGACTACCGCTAGAACGACTGCCGACAACTCAATTGCTTCTGACATTACGGCATTGACTACTACTGTGGGGGAGAACACAGCAGCAGTAGTGAGCGAATCCACAGCAAGAACCAATGCCGATACTTCATTGGCTTCAGACATTACAAGTTTGGCTACTACAGTAGGGACGAATACTTCAGCAATCACTAGTGAGCAAACAGCAAGAACTAATGCTGATTCTTCTTTGGCCTCAGACATAACTGCCTTGACTACAACCGTAGGTGAAAATGCTGCTGCAATCGTAGCGGAGACTTCAGCAAGAACTACAGCAGATTCTTCTATAGCTAGTGATGTAACTGCCTTGACTACAACTGTAGGCGAGAACACTGCGGCTGTTGTAGCTGAAACTACAGCAAGAACTAATGCAGATACCTCTCTAGCGTCAGACATAACGGCTCTAAGTACTACTGTAGGTGAGAACACAGCGGCTGTTGTAGCTGAAACTACAGCAAGAACAAACGCTGATACTTCTTTGGCCTCAGACATTACGAGTTTAACTTCTACAGTAAACGGTGTATCCGCAGCGGTAACAACAGAAGCCTCTACAAGAGCCGCTGCTGATACTACTGCGGCTAACGGAATCGCAACTTTAGAAGCCAAGTATGGCGTAACTCTTAACTCTAACGGCTACATTACCGGATTCTCCCAGAACAATGATGGAACTACTGGTAGTTTTAAAATAATAGCTGATGATTTCCGCATTATTGACCCAAGTGATACTTCAGGCGAGTCAGGGACTCAAGTGTTCTCTGTCATCAACGGTGTAGTGACAATGGGTACTGCCCATATCGGTAACTTGACGATTGGCACTGGTAAAATTGCCAACAATGCTGTGACCAGTGTGGCCGCAGCATCCTACAGTTTTATCCAAGGCATAGTAGCAATTACTACAGAAAGAACCCTACTAAGTATCACTTTTACTGGTTCAGGATCTACGGCAGAAGTATTCGGTAGTATCAATACAGCGCAAAATCCTTCAGGGCTAATAGTTACGTATTACCTGAACGGTAATCCTGTCTCGCTACAGAATTACTTTTACGGAGCTGTTCACGTTTTTCAGACTACTACAACAGTGGGCCAAAACATTTTAGAGATGAAAGCGTATAAGCAAGCCAACACTGGTAATTCATACATAGCTCCTGCTTATCTTAGAATACTGGAGCTAAAGAAATGACAAAAGATTACACAGTGGTAAACACAGAAACTAATGCTGTATTACGCTATCTGACTTGCCTTGAAAGCGATGCTGCGAGTAATTGTGCCGATGGTGAATCTATAGTACTAGGATACATAGAAGGAACTGTCGGAGAAGAGGACACTAATGCCCTCATACGTGCAATTCGGGATTCTCTTCTGACGGCCTGCGATTGGACACAAGTAGCAGACAGTCCTCTCACAGATGCCAAAAAAGCTGAATGGCGAACTTACCGACAGGCTTTAAGAAATTTCCCCAGTACTAACTCTGCAACATCTTTAGAGAATACCACTTGGCCGACTGCGCCATGAAAACACCAGTGATAGAAACTGATGATTTCACAGCGTATTACGACCAACACGGAGACACCACGTTTTTACATTGTGATGTCTACCGATACAACAAATCAGTCAAATCAGACCTACAGACTGGCTTAAAAGTTTTGTCAGCACTGCGTCAATCACCCCTGTTTGCTATCCATGAACGCCACGACAGTAAGCACCTCAAATTTATAACCATGCTAGGTTTTAAGTACCTAGAGACCAGGCTTTGTCTCGACAATTGTAAAAGAGACATCTACATAA